GTGCTACATGTGTCATACCGCTAGTCCCCTGCGCTACCTGGTGTAGGTGCGTCTGTCATTAAAGTGAAGTTGATTGCAACGCTACTCTTGACCCACAAAGCATCACCAAGGTTTCCCGAAAAAAGAAACTCATCCATGCGCCCACGCCTTGGCAGCGCGACGAAGACAGTTGCGGCTGCAAAGGTCATAGGATACTCGAATGCGCCAGTAGCTGCGGCGTTGGAGTCGGAGGGTACGAAACAAAAGGTTAAGGTGCCAACAGGAATGTTGGGCGCGATGATACCTGTGATATACGGTGTTCGGGAAGCATTAAGTGGGCGTACCAACACGTAGGTGTTGGTCGTGTCAATATCGACCTTATGTGTTTGAACAAGGTCGATGCCCTTCGTTGCGGGCGTGTTGGATACGGACGTATTAGCCATTACAAAAGCTCCAGTTTATTTAAGTATAGCACTTTAAAATCCATTAGGGAAGGGGTCAACTGCACCACCAGTACCAAACACATCTTCAAGTATGGTTGGGTCGTCCATATCATAGTCTTTACCAATGACGGCATTAGCCCACAACCTAAACGCCTTGGTCATACCGTACTCAAAGTCGGAACTACCCGTGGCGTTACCTACAAGCTGACCAATGGGACGGCTGCGCATGGCTGCGGTAGTGGCAAAGCCCACACCTGCGCCTATAGCTGGGCTGCGTGTTAACACGGTCGTGGCAGCAGCCATCCCGAATGGAGCTAGACCCGTTAAGGTGTTGGCAAGCGGCGTGACTCGACCTTGGGTAGCTTGTCCAATCGAGCCCGCAGCATCACGAATCATACCAAAGGGCGCACCTATGAAAGAATCCACAGGGTCGGTGAACCCATAAATCCAACTACTCACCATCGAGCTAGGGATTGCCGAGAGCATACCAGCCTGTGTCATGTACTTCATGGCGGCTAAGACGTTCTGACCAGCGTCAATATCCTCTAGTCGACCCTCGGCGACGGCTGCCATGTTAGACCCGTTGGTTATAATCTTACCTTGTGTAAAGACCTCATACATCGCGTCGCGCATCATACCCATGATGAGTGCAGATGCCATCACACCGCCCATCATCATTGCGGAGCCAGCTACGTTGTTACGGCCGCCCATCTCCCTGATGAGAGAAGGGACAACCTGCCCTGCAAATATACGTGGGAAGGTAGTCAACATTGTGAGCATACGTACACCCTCGCCACCAATCGTGCCTGTTTGTGTACCGATACCTGCGGCCGATGCGTGGTTTCCACCCAGCGTGTTGTATGTCAGCCTGTCATATTGGAAGGTGTGCATAGCTTTAGCTTTGGTGGAGATGCCTAGGTCAGGCACCAGCTCTGGACGGAAGATGCCACCCTCGTCGATACCTTTGGCCAGTATGAAGATGTCGTCAGGCAGGAGACCGAAAGGTTCGAAAACGTTACGTATTTCTATGTCATATATTCTGTCTGGGTTAGACACTACCTTACGAATAGCGGAGGCAATCAGTCGGGATGCCGTCTCAGACGAGCGCATACTACCGAGGGCGTTCATCTGTGTTACGCCTGTGAACTTATAAAGGCTAGCAAAGAGCGCATCTGCCACGCCGTGACCGTCCTCGGCAGCGTCGATACGACCCACAGCACCCATCATACTGTTGAACAACTCCATCGTGGAGTCATCTTTCAGCATCTGCGCCAAGTGTTTTTCGCTTAGGCCTTTACCAAAAGCACCCCTACCGAACGATTCCACCATGTCCAGCGGTGCCTGTACGATGAGCTGCACCGCCCTAGCGACGTTACGGTTGGCCAGCTGGGCTGCAACCTGAGGCACCCTGTCAAGAACTTGTGACATGAAGGACAACGATAGTTTGGCTGTACGTGCGACAGCGCGCGCCGACCTAGCACCTTTTGCAAGGGTTGGGTTGTAATTTATACGTTTGTTGGTCATGTTGGTTTTAAAGAATGTGTTGGCGGAGTCGACACCTGATATGAATGACTTAGCACCGAACCAACCCTCTAGGTCTAGGTTAGAACGCCACTCTGCGCTGTTGCCTGCAATATCGCCAATGGACTGTTTCATGTTCACCAGACCTTCACCAGCCATCGACCCAAACTGCTCTATCTCTAGTTCTTGCATACGCTCACGCTGTGCGGCATCCATTAGTTTAGTTATGGGGTTTGTGTTGTCACCGAAAGACTCAAGCCATGCATTCAACCCTGCCATACCTTTAACAGGTATCGTGGTAGTGTTAAGCAGGTTGCGTGTGCTGTCACCGCCAGCGTCGACGGCTTCTAGGCCGCGCTCGCGCATGGCTTTGGCAAGGGCGTTCGCAGCAATTCTCGGGTCGTTTATGTTATTCTGTGACAGCAGGTTGGTCAAGTTGGCACTCTCGGAATGCGCTGCGGCACGTTTCGTATCAAGGTCGTCAAGCTCCTTCTGGTAGTCTGCCATACTCTTCGCCTGTGTGTCTAGTTTGGCAGCTGCCTTAACCATACTCTCACGTATGATGTCGGAGGTCTGCTGGCTCAAACCTGGCTGCCTGCGCTCGGCTATACGCTGCTCGTCGAGACGCTTCTGCATAATAGGTAAACGCTCTTCGGCATGTTTAACCACACGCTGTAGGCCTGTTTGCTCGGTGGCTAGCTTACCCTTGCGCTGTAAGGCTTGGACGTAGTTAACCGCAGCTGGTGCGGTGTTCTGACCATCGATAAATCTCTCGGCTGACCGCATCATCGCAGCCTGCACACGCCTCGATTGGAACGCCTGCTCGCTCAAACCCTGCATCTTCTCCTGTTTAGTCATCGTCCTGCCAAACACTTCAAGTGTGTTGCGGATGGCTGAGTTGCGTGCGCTGTGTAGAGCAGAGGTGGCGTCGCCAGGGTTGGCTTCCAACATAGCATCAAGCTCAGCTTTGACCTTATCGAAGTTTTTCTTTGACTTGCTGGAGGCGTCTAGCTTCTCAAGGTAGGTCATGCGTGCGTTGTCGAAGGCATCCCAATCAGCTTTCGGCATCCCCTCGGGACGTTCCTTTAAGGCTAGGGCACGTTCAACAAAGGTCTTCATGAGGGTGTCATCTTTGTCAGGCGTCGCTTTGACTTTAGGCGAGCCATCAACTGCACCGAAGATAACCTTAGTCTTCGTAAGCACAACATTGCCTTGGTTAAGGATATTGCTTCCGATGATGTTTCTGCCAAGGTTCTCACCCTCAGCAAATGGAACCACTTCAACGTCTTTGTACACATTGGAGCCGATGGTAAGCTCGGGTACCTTGTACACGTCCAGCGTCTGTTTGCCTGAGGCCGTGGTTACGCCTCGTGTGCCAATCTTAACGCCGCCTAGCTCTTCTATAGTGCTGAGGCGTAGGTGCGTGGATGTTGCGCCACTGTCTACCAAGGTACGCTCACCAAACAGGTCGATGGAGTAGTTGTTCCCTTTGACAAAGAACGTATCCCCAGCAGGCTTTACAGCACCCTTTTTACCGAGATAAGCCCCACTTGGGGTGTAGACCATATCATAGTTTGTTAGTATGTCGCGGCCAATAATGGCTTCAACGCCAGCCGACTTCATTAGCCCAGTAACGTCCATATTAGGTGCACTGTCAGCACGCTTAAGCAAACTTAGTGCGGTGCCCTTGAGCTGGATACCCTCGGACTTGATGTTCAGGTTAGACAGTTGTGCGTCACGAACGTCGTTGACCAGCCGTGTGTTTCCAGCACGCTTGCCCAGCAGTGCGTCGCTTCCGAATGAGGTGAAGGCACCTGTGTCGATGAGCACGTTGGAGGGTACAGCCTTGCCGTCCTCGCCTATGAAATCCATCTTTAAGATGTGTGTGCCATTTTGCTTGTTGGCTGTGAGCGGTACGAAACCCTTTTTGGCCATCTGCTCTGGCGTCATGGCATCCACAACATCAGGGGTTATGTTCTCAAGGGTGGCCTGTGATGGTGGTAGGTAACCTTCGATGTCGGAGGCTTTCATGGCCAACGTTTGACGTGCCTCGAACTCAGCAGCTGTGTTTAGGCCGTAGCCTTCATGCTGCTCAGTGGCAGACCTAAGCAAGGCCTCGTGCTGGTTGTCAATCTCTGGTGCCACATACTTCTTGGCGTCAGCTAGGCGTTGCTCGCGTTCGGTCAGCACACGCGCCTGCTCGGTTATAAGCTCGCCCTTAGCGGTCTCGGCATCGGTGACGGCCTTCTGTTTGGCTGTGATGTCTGTGTCTAGTTTATTACGCTGACCTTCGGCGGTCTTCAAAGCTCTCTCAGCTATGTCGAACTCGTCGTTGGCTTCTTTGACAGACTTGGCCACGTAGTCTACATTAGATTGCCCCTTGTCGGAACTCCAGTCTTTAACCTTGCGCTCAAACTCAGCGTAGTTGAATGTCTTGTCCAGCAGATTATCATCGGCAGCTTTCACATCATCCGAAAGCTTTTTGACTGCTTTCGTTGCAGCTGCAAGACGCGTCTCAAGTGCTTTGATAGCAGCTTTAATTATTTTGGTTTCGCTAGGCAGCGGGGTCAGAATTACGACGTCTGACTTCTTTCCAGCTTTAATCTGTTTGTTTGTCTTAGTGTACTCCTTCTTTGCAAGCTTCAACTCGGACGTCAAGGCAGTGACCTTGGCCTCCGCCTTGGGGGCGTCTGCGGTGCGTACGTCCACAGCCTTTTGACGGCGTACATTGGCCTTGCCAATCTGCGCTTCCTTCTCAGCCAGCGTCTTAGCTTGGCTGGCTTGGATGCGGTCAAGTATTGTCTTACGTGCTGCGCTTACCACAGAGACGTCTATTTGAGGGTCGCCTGTCAGCGAGTCTTTAAATAGTGTGACTTGCTGCTGTGCAAGTTCGACACGGTCTTTTGCGGCTACAACGTTGGCGTCGCTTTCCACAACCTTGGCAGCCTTGTTGGCCTGCGCGACCTCCACCTGCCCTTTGTATTTGGTGATGACTTTGTCACGCTCGGCAAGCGCAAGCTGCTGGTTGTTGACCATGTCGTCGGTCTTAACCGCACGCTGTGCCACCTTTTCAAGTTCGGCCTGCTCGTTCTTGGCGATGTTGGCTAGTCGTGTCTGGTAGGTGACAAGTGAGTCTTTCAAGTTTGTCTGAGCGTTGAACAAACCATCGTACAACTCTCGTGGGGTTCCACCGTTACCGAAAGAATTAGCTATGGCTGCGACGTCACCGTCTTCGAGGTTGGCTATACCTTCTGCCTGTTTTGCCAGTTTGTTTGCAATACCAATGTACTCGGTGTTTAGTTTGTCAAGCTCGCGCTTAGCGGCGTTGCGCTCTTTGGTAATGGCTGCGAGGTTAGACTTAGCACCTGCTACATCAGCTTCGCCGAACTCGTCGTTGTACTTCTCTATGACGGCCTGCTCTACGCGCAGCTCTTCGGTAATCTCAAGCAGACGTTCCGTGCCTAGTTTAAAGTTCTGGTCGAGTTTGCCGACGCGGGTTTCGGTGCGTGCTCGCTTCTCTGCAATCTCAAGTAGTGCGCGCTCACTGTCAAGTTTGTTCAGGCGTGCGTAGATATTGCCTAGGGACACCATGGTCTTATCCGCAGCCTTAGCTAGGTTAGGCATGATTGAAGTGTTTAGTCTATCTTTTCTATTGTCAAGGCCGCTTACAGTTTTAAAAACGTTTACAAGCTTACGTTGCAGGCTGTAGTGGGTTGCAGCCTCGGGGTTTAAGGAGGGGTGGGTCAAATCGATTAGACCTTTGTCGCTCATCTGTATGAGCTGGTCTTCTAGGTTGGCAGGTAGTTTGGCAAGGTTAGTATCCGATAGTAGGTCAGCAAGGTACTCCACAGCACTTAAGGGGCGCACGCCAAGGTCTTCCCGAAAGGCATGTGACTGGCGGAGAAGTAGGCCTATATCGCCAGCCCCTGAGCCGTCGCTTAAACCCTTGTTAAAGGCGTCCACTACAGTAGGTAGTACGTTCGCTCTGAAAAATGTGGTCTTTTCTGCACCATCCTGTAAGGCCATGAAGAACATCATGTCCTCTTTCCTCAAAGCGAGGACGGCGGACTTTGAAAACTCTTGTGTCCGCAACGCCATTAGGTTGGTGTACCCACCGCCCATGGTGTATGCTTGGTCGCCAAACGCCATAGCGTCAAACACACGCGTGGCATGGACGCGTTTCTCAACTAGCGTTAGTTGCCGTGGTGTTAGGTCTACGATGGTCAGAAGTTTTTCGTAAGCTGCCGTCACCGCTGTGGAGTCGGTAGGGTCTAGCCCACGCACAAGTTGAGCCCACTCTTTAGCAGCTGGTGCGCCACCAATGTTGACTACCTCAGCGGCCTTAAGTTTGGAGAATGCACCGATTATTTTATTGTGGTTAGCGACGGCGACCTGCGCTGTCTGTAGTTTACCTATCGCCTTGGTTAGGCCTTGCTTGGCCTTGTAGTCTAGTAAGACACCGTACTGCCTTAAAAGGAACCCGAGTTTTTGCGGGTCGTTGTCCGCTGTCTTTTTAATCTTTTTGAGGATGCGGTCAGCAGCCTGCCTACCCATCACAGCCTTTGTGGCGTCATGGAATATCTTAGAACAGTTCTGCTTACCCGTCATCTAATGAACCTCCAGTGATTAAACAGTCTAAAGCGTCTAGGGCAGCCTTAGTAAACTGCTCTACATCCATTGTACCACGAATCTCGTCTTTTGTCAGGAAATCGAGTTGGTCTTTTATATATGCGCGTGTTGCTGGCGGCAAGCCGTTGGCCTCGGCGTTATCGTACAAACTCTGTAATGTGGTGACGTCCTTCTTGAGCATCATGGAACGCTCATTGACGTAGTCGGTCATTGACTTGCTATCATGCGGTACCTGCTTATCCCGCAAGTATTTGTTGTAGGCCGCGTACTCAGTGTTACCACGGCCGTGCTGACCTATACGACTTTGAACACCTGCGGTTGCAGCCTCCTCAGCACCGACGCGCAGGTTGGTTCCTGCGATTACGTTGTTGACAACCATCTCTTCCATGTTTTTAATGCCCGCTAGTGTGCTGTCACGCACTTGTCTGGCAATCTGTTCAGGTGTGGCAAACTGGCTAGCCTTTGCACCCGCAGCCACCATACGCTTAACCAACGCAGAGTCATCACCGAAGACAGCCTTGATGTCTGCCATCATTGGTGTGTTTAGGGCAAGGGTACCTTTCCACGTAGCAAGCCTTCGGCTGACCTGTTTACCTAGCGTCGCGATTCTAGCTTGGTCAGCAGCTCGGGTTGCTATGAACTTCTCGTCCTTTAACCGCACTTGCAGGTCGGCTATCTCTTGTGTTATCTTGTGGAGCTTAGTACCACGCCTAGCCAAGCTAGCCTTTAGAGCTGGGTCAATATCTAGGCCTCGGTTAACCATGTGCTCGGACATCGCTACAAACTTGCCCGCCGTGTTTGCGAAGGCTTTGATAGTGAGTGTAGAGCCTGTGTATGCTGTGCCTAAGTTATTGAAGTTGTTTGTGGCGTTGATAATCTCGGTGTACTGCTTACTCATTAAGGTGTTCAACCGTCCGAACTCCTGCTGCATTCCGCCGATGCTCATGTAGGGTAGCCGTGGGTCGGCCGCCACCTGACGCTTGCCGATGAGCGTGAAGATGTCTGCGTTGTCAAGCTCGAACTGCGCCCGCTTGTCCTCAGGTATGAAGGCCATTATGGAGTCCACGCTGTCAGAGATGGCACCCAAGTTTATCGGTGCGTGCTCTAGGCCGCCGAACTCGTCCGCCCCATCTAGCAGGGTGCGCATCTCTAGCATCTTGGTGTCTATAGCTGCTTGACGTGACGCCGCTGGAATGTCTGCAAGCTCTTTAACCTGCACAGGTATGTAAGGCTGCGCGTCGGGGTGTATCTCAACCAGCTCATCATCGAGCAGCTTAACGGCTTCACCCGCAGGTATTTTCTGTGCACGGCCGTTGAGGTTCATCTGCACCACCTCCCACGCATCACCACGTGACATACCTGTTGCACCTGCGATGTTGTCAACCATACTTTGCATGGAGTTTTGTGTGAGACCTGGTGTGCGCTTTAAGGCGTTGCTGCCCATCTGCGAGACGGCGTTGAGCCCACCCATACCAAGCTCTAAACCTGCACCCATTAGGATGTTTTGCACTAAGAATCCCACGTGGTCGAACTCTTGACCGTAGATGTTCTCGGCATTTGAGGCTTCATTGCTGGCTGTCAGGGCGGCACCTGCGGCACCTTCAATCGCACCCAGTGTAGCGAGACCACCAAAACCTGAGGCGGATGGGAGAACGTTGGTGGTGTTGCGTAACATGCTTGCAGTCTGTAACCATGTGGCAGTTCTCTGGGCACCATAACCTAACCGCGCGGTGCTTGCCACTGCGCCGACTGCCAAGCCTGGTAGCAGTACGGAGGCTACCGTTGCCGCAAAGTTTACAGGGTCACTTAACGCGCCACCTATAGACCCTGCTGTTGCGCCAAGTCCCATAGGTGTGAACCAGCCACCTGCCAGAGCCTGCTCCGTTGCCTCTCTGCGCTGGAACATAGCCTGCAAACCGAGAGCATCCTCTGCGGACACTAGCGACAACGTGTTGGGCAGAGTGTACCCTGTCATATTCTTAAAGCCCTCGGCGTCAAACGTCGGTTTGTTTTCGGCTTCGGCCGTTCTTGCGTTCCGCGTTGCGATGTTATCTCCGAACGGAATACCAAATACATTATTATCCCCATACATTATGTTCTCAAACATGGTGGTGTTACCGAAAGACTGCTGTGCTGCGGCTGAGAAGCCTTTCCCGAAATCTGCTAATGTGGTGTCTTTTTTTTTCGGTGCTGCGCGCACACTAAGGGCAGAGTTTACGCCTGTAAGGTTTTCCACTGTTCGTGAACTAGCCTGCTGCTCGGCGAACACAGGGTTGTCAATTTCACCCCAGCTATTACGTACCATGTTACTACTCCTTTTTTGTTGGGATTATCGCGGTTGCCGAGACACGCAGTGCGGTACCATTTGGTGCAAGTATAGGTGTTTGTGTGCTGCTGCCCCACGCTTGGTAGTATGCTTCTATTAAACCGTCGGGTGCCTGTTGGGTTACCACACGGCCTTTGCCGCTGTCGATGTCTGCCAGCACTTGTGAGCCTCCAGATACCCCTTTACCGCCTTTTTGAACTATTGCATTGTAAGCACCTGCGACCACGTTTGCGTGACGCTCTGCCATGTCACCCTTACCGTTCCACATACGCGCCAACAGTATTGGGTCTTTTGTGTTGCCCTTCTTTGCTAGGTGGGCATAGTAATCCACAGCCGCTTCAATAGAGCCGTCTACGGTGGTCAGGTTGTACTTCTTGCCTGTTGACCTCTCGAGCCATGCTCTAGTGTCGGTAGTCATCTGCGATAAGCCGAGACTACCTATTGCCGCATTCCTTGCCGCGCTGCCGTCCGAGTATCCTTTAACATTGAGGTCTTTCATGTTAGACTCTACCGAGAGGGTTGCCAGTACAAGGTTTGGGTCTACACCCATTTTATTTGCATAGGCTTGAACCTTGGTGTCAACCTGTTTTTTAAATGGGCTGTTGAGATAGTTCCTAGCTTTGTTGATACCTATTTGAAGGTCAGCAGGTCTGCTCGGTACTGTGCCTGTGAACGCTAACGGCTTACCCGCAGCAGCAGCTTGGATGACACCTGCGCCTGACCCAAGGATTTGCCGCCAGTAACTGTTCATTTTGTCGGGTATGCCTGCAACGTCCAACGGTGTCACACCAGGTTGGAATACTATGGTGGCTGGTGTGGAAACGGTTCTATCTTTATCACCCGCAGGGTTTACCATGCTCCCTAGTCGGCTTCGCTCAAGTTGCGCATTCTGGGGCACTTCAACTACGTTGCCTGCACCGTTGAGAACCTGCTTAACTTTGGCCATGCCCGCTGCTGCGAGCTTTACCACATCCTTTTCACCTGTAGCCTTCGCCTGCGCTATACCCATTTCGTAAAGTGAACTCAGTATGGCGTTACCTTCAACGTTCATACTCTCTCCACGCTCGTCGTTTAGGCGGTTTATGAACAGGGCGTGTTGCTGCAGGACGGCCAGACCCGCTTTAGGTTTACCCGTACCAGCGTCTGTCATAGCTAAGGAAGCCATTAGTGTTGGTACACCATCTGATGTGGGTATGCGGTTTGAACCGCCCGCAGTACCGTTGGTTTTTACGTGCAACATCAGTGCGACCGTATCGGGTATTGACATATCCCCCACCATAGCAGCCGAGATTAACGCGTACTTGTTTTTATCTAAAGCTTTAGCCATCTGACGCAGTGCGTACGTGGCAATCGGAACACCGTTAGCATCTTTACCCTCTATGTTGCGAAGGCTTTGTACCGCAGCTGCCAGCAGCTTGGGGTTGTTGGACGAATACGCAGTCATAACTTGAGAGGCAAGATTTCCAACTTCCTTTTTGGATAACGGTGCAGGGGTTAGGCCGTGAGCCTGCTGAACTTGGACTTTGGTTAGGGCGGAGACATTGGGCTGCTCAGATATACCAGATACTGCGGAGTTCTGGGCAGCACTATCCAATCTCAATTGTGCTAGCATTGCTTTGTATGCTAGTTGCTTATCTGGTGCCATGCCAGGAATGAGTGCTGCCAGATTAGCTATTTCAGTGTCACGTTGGGGTTCGGTCATGCCTACTAGCGACTGTCTTAGCTTGTCATAAACGCCGCCATAGGCTTTATTTGCCTCATACTGAGCACGCTGCGCAGCATTCATACCTGGTACGGCTGCCTCTAATTCAGCCGACGGTTTGCCATTGTTTATCACCATATTGTTCATGGCTGCATCACCAAAGGCCGAGTACCAGTCTTTGGAGGCTTGTGCTTTTGCGGCCTCACGTGCGTCCATGCCTGCATTAGCCATTGCTATAAACCTCTGACGGTCATCATCCTTGAGGTAGTTTTTGGTGTTGTTGGCGTGCGCGAGAACCTGCTCGAACTGGTCACGGTTCATCATCTTAAAACCATCGTTAGCATCTATAGCTTGATGCTGCGCTAATATGCTAGCTTGGAACGTGGGGTCGTTTTTAAGTGCTGGGTTAGCATCACCCATCGCGGTGGTTAGCGCGTGCCCCACACCTGGTGTCATGTTCCCGACAAGCACGTCGGACTGTATTTTCTGCCCCTGCGCGGCCACCACGGCTGAAAGCTTTGCGGCTTTGAACTGGAACACCCGCTCGGCGGTCTTAGCGTTGGCATCCCCTATAACGTTGGTGATTGCCCGATAGGTGTCTTCACGTAGTTCGTTCTCTTTACCCGCTGCGGTGGGTAGTAGTGTGTTGTTGAGCGTATCTTTGGCCTTAAGCAGTAATTCCACATAACCCTCTTGCTGGCGTAACTGCACTTCCTCAGGGTCTTCACCATTTTGTAACGACCTGTCCGTCGCATTATCCAGCATAAACCTGTCATTCTGTACGTTTTGCAGCAACACATTCACGTTCGATGCGTTCTCGACGCTTCTGAGATATTCAATGCGCTGGTATTCAATATCTTTTATTATGTTGGTTACAGATGTGTGCACCTCAAAGGCTTTGTTGATGCTACCAGCCAAACCTTCTACCATAGCACCCATGACTTCGGGGGCTTCCTGCATGGCAATAGCTTGCACATTAGGGCTTACCGAAAGGTTTCCTGGGTCGTTATTACCCCCAGCCACCTCGTCCTCGGCCTTACGCCAGCCGTCGGCAGCTTGTGAAGTTGTTTTTTGTTTTAAAACGTCGTCTAAACCAGTCACTGGTTAGTACTCCTTATCTTTTGATTGGGCTGGAGGTTAGTTCGGTAAAGCCAGCATTCCTGTCTGGGGGCGTTGCTGGGAAGTCCATGAGTGTCATACCATCGTTACCACCAAGGTTAGCACCTGTGGATGGTGGGAGGATTTCGGCAGTTCCACTGGGGGTCTGGGCACCAACGGACTTCTGAGGTGCTGCGCCTGCTCTGGCAAGTTCGGATGCGCCGCCTGTTGCGATGGCGGCAGCGATACGTGTGCCATACTCGATAGTTTTGGTGACGCCTGTCAGCAGGGCAGCACCGAAAGCACTCTTGCTTGCAATACGCGACTGGGCATGTGCTAGCGTGCTCATGGCGTAGGCTTGCTGTATCTGTGAATCGATTGCCTGTTGGCGTAGTGTGGAGCCCAATTGCTGGTAGTAGACATCTCTGTCGGTATCTTGCTCGGTCATGAGGGACAGGTCGGCAATAGTTGAGGCGTCGCCGCCACCACGGCCTGAGGACATTGCACCAATCGAGCCCTGCGTGCGTCCTTGTTGACGGCGCATACTTGCCCTGATGACGGCGTTGCGTACGCGCTCGCCCTCTAGGTTCTTGGTTCCCGCAATAGCGTTACGTTCTTGTCCGATAGCCTGCGCTTTAAACTGCGCTGCCTGCAACTTAGCTTTGTTGTACGCGCCGATTGAGCTGGATATAATGTCGAACCCAGCGGAGAACTTAGCTGCGCCTTCTGCAAACTGTTCTGCGTTCATAATGCGACTCCGAACATGATGTGGTCAATACCTTTGCCGCCAAAGCCTTTAAGCGTGCCTTCTTGGGTAAGGCCTAGAAACACTAGGAAGTGTCGGTGTGTTAAAGCTAGTGCCTCTGCATTGGCTTGGAGGCGGCTGGCATTTAAACCTAGGCGCAGTGACGACACAAAAGCTTTGCATTGTCGGGCGAACTTAATTTTGCTTATAGGCTCCACGTACATCTGTAAGGTAAGCTCTACAACTTCGTCCGTAATGTAGATTAGCATACCCATGGCGCATATGACATCGTCCTCAACGTAGACAAAAGTGTTGGAACCTTCGCAGCTCTCGAGTGCCTTAGCATACTCGTCAGGAAGGCTAAGCTCTTTGCCATGTGTAAGGGTGTAGGTTGTCCACATTTGAGAAGCTCCTATGTATTGTCCGCTAATTTAAGTGTAAACGAAATTGCGTCAATAGTCAATGGGTGTGGTATATTCGAGTTTATAACCACCGAGCCCTTCGTATTTTCAACAGCGGATATGACGGTTATCTTATCATGCAAACCTGTGTAGAATGTTGGGCGAAAGCCTTGGTCAAAGGTAGGTTGGTACGGCGCATCATATACCACGGTGGTGTTGTTGATAGGGTCGCGGAAGCCAACCCTACACAGACCAGACAGATATACTTTCAGGCGTAGGTCGGCTATTTGTTTCTTGTGGAACAAAAGGCTACCTGTTTGCGAAGGGTACTCGGCTTCCAATGTCTCGATGTTGGCCTCGTAACCATAGCCGACGTGAGCCTTTGTGGTGCCTTCGGGTACGGATACCTCGCCATCAACCACTGTTGCGGAGGGTCTAACAACACCGTTGGCAACAATTTGCACAGATTCCCCAGTCAACCAAGATGCGCTCGCTACATTGGTTGCTACGCCGACGTAGTTTCTACCACAGTCCACGAAGTGCGCGTCTTCGATACCCAGACCCTCGTTGATAAAGGGAGGCTCCATGACTTCCAGCACGTATTTGTCAACACCGTTGATGGTGCGGTGCACCAGCAGGTGAAGCATATCATATCTTTTAACGTCATCATACAGTGTGGCGATAGATATTACCTGTGGCGCACCACCTTGAAACGACCCACCTAGGAGGTGTTGAGCCCATCCGTAGGTGTTGTTGTTGGTGTCGTAGGTTAGGCTGAGAAGCTGGCCATTTGTTTTGACGACCCATAGTAGGCCAAAAGGTGCTTGGGTGTATGCTAGCTCTTTAACATTCGCATCTTGTATCAGGTGTTGGGCTTGCCGAGATAATATCTGGCTTACAAAGCCGTCAGCTGTTCGGACGTCGGCCAGCAAACGAACGGTCTGGCCGTCACGCTGTACAAATATAGTTTTATCGTCCGTGCGCACAGGCTGCGTGCAGGTTGGTGTGCCGAGATATGTTGAGTCTTCGAGCCTAGTGTTGGTTGGCGACAAGGCTCCGCTGGTGTTGCCTGCTGCCAGAGCGTGCTCTGAGCGGTTCGTGAGCACCTGCAATTTCTGTGCGGGTATTAATGCTTCAATTCTCTTATCGCCGATGATTCTGGTGAATCCTCGGTCGTCTGACACGGTTCCATTGCCTAAGGTTGGGGACATAATGACGGTAGCCCAAGATTCTCCAGGGTTTAGTTCGCTTGCTACGCCGTTCACAGTAGAGCCAAAGATACCGCCAGGGATACCTAAGGTGCGTGCCCACCAGAAGCGGTTGTCCCAGAATGCGCAGCGCGCAGGGTAGCCTTGCTCACCACCGAAAGCACCTACGCGCCACAAGGATGTAGCTGTGGTACCACCGAAAGGGAAGAAGGCGGATACGCTGGCGGATACCACTGTTGAGCTTGAGTAACCTGAAATCTTTGCGGCTCCCCACTGCGAACCGATGAACAACCTAACCCATCTGCCATCACGCCATGTTGATGGGGCGTCGTCGGGGTCGAACAACGGTGCGCTGGCCGTAAGCGTAACCGCACCTGTCGCAGCAGATGGTGTGATTGTAAGTCCTGTGTTTAAGTTCGTGTCTAGATAGGCACCATCAAGGGTATCTACGGCGACCAGCTGCCACGTGTCGGTGCTTAGGTTTCTGCGCAGGGCTAACGGCGCATACGCGTTATGCGTCATAAATAGTGTGCGCATAGCTTGGGTGTGGCCGACGTCGCACAGCTGCGCATTCGTGTAAGGTACAGTTACGTTGTAGTTCGCAGTGATGGTATTGGCGTATATAATTACCTCAGCCAACCGTATTCTAGCTACGTTTGGGGAAGGTGCTGCAGCATCAAACGTGTCCACAGCTTCTAAGGTTACGAAGTACGAACCTGGTGATGGCACTGTGAACTCGAAGGGTATGTATGTTACGAGACCGTCTGTGTGCGTGTTCTGCCATCTAGCGTTCGCAGCAACACCTGCAAGTATGTTGGTGCCAGCGTTTGAAATATCTCCTGCCCCTGACGTTGTGCCAACACGCATACGGAACGAGTCCATCACAGCTGCGGCGGTTGTTTCTTGCGTCACAGCAACCACGAGGGTGTGCGCACCAGCGTAAGGGAACGTTATCTGGCGCGTTATGCCAGCAAGCTCAAGGCCTGAGACGTTGTTCGATGTCTGGAACAGTACATACGCGGCTTCGTTGTGGTTTGGTGTGGTTACCTGAGAGTTGTGGACGCCACGTGCTATATCAGGATAATTTAGTGGGTTTCCAGCGTGGATGTTGACCCAGCTGCTAAGGTCGGTTTGAAAAAGGTTGCGGTGAACGTGAAAGCCCACGTGTTCTAAGGCGAAAGACGTTAAGTTGGGTGGAGACCCACCATAACTTCGCCAGCTGACAAACCGAGAGAGGTCTGCTGATTGGTTGGCAAACCAGTAATTTTGTGTGGAGGTTAACGCATTGGTGCTGCTTATACCATGGCTGACGATGGTTGTGCCACCGTTCACTTGGTTTACCTGGTTTATAGCTGCGGCGTTTGTGGGTGTGCTGTCGTTAACCTCAATCTTCATACCACGCGTGCTTGCGGTGCCTACACCAAGGGCTGCCTTATAGACATGCGTATTAACCAGTGTAACAGGTTTGGTTGCGCGCGTCACACGTTCAATGACGATACCACCACCAATAAACTGACCTGTGTTGCCGCTGTTCCATGTTGGGAAGGACGCTACTGATGAGCCGCTTACGGTGTAAGGCGTGCCCAACCAGCCGTCCATACTGAATGTTGTGCCTGCAGTACCACCCGATGTATCGGTGTCAAACCCTTCGGTGGTGAGCACACCTGCTAGTGGGACAGCCCCGCCTATCACGTTACCATCTTTGATGAACTCTAGTTTCTGTTCCGAGAGTAGCATCATGTATTCTTGGTCGACGTCGTAGAGATACGGTATGAGTCTTCCTGGGTAGCCAAACTCGGCGACGAACTTCGTACCTGGTCGTTTGGTTACGGAGCCCTCGGGGGTGGGTATCATGTTAACACACTTAGCAAGGCCACGCTTAATACCATCGTTGTCTATGCGATGGTCGATGCGGCGTACGATTTCACCGCCTGTGAACTCGGACTGAATGTGCTTGAAGGCCATAGTTTAAATCCATACGTCGTTGGGGGGATACCGCAATGTTGAAAGTATGTTGTCGTCGCGCCCTCCTCGGCCTCGGCGCACAGCCTCTTGACGATGGAATCTCGCCATGTCGGGGCTCTCCTCCAGTGAGAGGAAGCCTAGTGCTGTCAGTCTAGCACGTTCGGCGAGCTGTTTCAACTCCATCTCCTTGGATGGGTTCAGACGCATAGCGCAGCGCGAAGCTAGCTCGTAGCGAAGGTATTCTATAAATAATATGTTGGTGTTTTCGTCGAAGTTTGCCCAGCTGTATAGTGAAAGGTGGGTGTCGGCGGCGTTGACAAGCTCGTTGCTCTGGTAGGAGTAACCTTTCAGTGGGATGTATGTCAGCAGCTTACCGCTCTGGAATCTGTAGTCTGCGGATGCGTGATATGGGTGCAAACGCCACACACGCTGAAAGTCCGCGGGTACTGTGTATGCGTTGCTAAACTCATTGACAGGTTTGACAACGTCTGCGGTAGGTAGGTTAACCTGCTTTACCGAGAAACGCCAAAAAGCTTTTGATAGGCAGACCTTAATGGCCTCAGCAAAGTGAGTCCTAATGACAGCACCAGATGCTGTCGTTTCAGTGAACGACAGCATCGGTTGTGCGCCAAGAAGTTCCAATGCGAGGTTGGCTACCTGTACCTTTGTGTAGGGCACAATGCTTACCTCTCTAAGTGATTACCTTGCATTACCAAATTGTAATTTGCGGCCTACTACCAAGATGGATAGTGAACCAGCAGCTGGCCAAGTGCCGCCTGCTACGGTGACTAATAGGTGAGCGTCTAGGCGGTAGTCGATATTGTACTCGAAACCAACACCGACGAGTCCGTCTTTAGGAAGGCTTCTGGTTGCACCTGTCAAAGCTGTGGCCACATCTAAAGCGTTGAGTAAACAGTTAGCGTCGCCTTCAAAAGCACTGGCCACGCCTGCTTTTAAGTAGCCAACACCGACGTTTATCGTACGTGCGGTACCGAAGGCTGAGGATGTGACATAGATGGCTTCGACGCGCATGTTATCGATGCGTCCGAAGTCGATGACACTGCCATCGACAAGCGCATCCACGCTTGTGTAGCTGCGACGGCGGGTGATGGGGTCGCCGTTGTCGTACTGTTGGTAGTCCCAAGATGCCCCTGGTTTGCGAAAGCCGTCAGTGACAAACGTCTGGTCGCGCAGTGCTTGGGGTGTGAATACTGTTGCGGTAATTACTGCCATGATAAAATATCCTTTAGGGGGGGTTACTAAGCGTCTTTCACTTCTAAACTGTAGATAAACGGAAGTGCGCCGCGACGTGCGCCCACACGCATACTGAACAGTTCACGAACACCGTCTAACACTTCTGGCATCTGCTCGATACGAGTAGTTAGGCCAGAGGTACCGAACAAGATACCCTCGGGCTGCTGCCACATAGGTAGGTAGTAGGTGTCTGTGCTAGTTGCGTTGTAGAAGCGTTTTAGACCGTCGTCAACAATGAAGGTGATTTGCGATGTGTCTACCGTTACCGCAGGAAGTTTGGCACCGTGGATGTCGGTTACGAACTGGTTAAGTCCGCCAACCATGTTGCCTACGCGTGCGTAGTCGTTATCATGCCATAACGACGTATTGGTCAATGAGGACAACGAGCGGAAGAACATACGTATTTGCTGCGTGGTTGCGGCAACGTACCAGTGGTTGTTGTCTGACTGGAAGTGGTTGTAGGTGTCGCGAGCTACTGCGATTGCCGCGGCAATTTTGTTAGGGCTTAGACCTTGGATTGCCGTGGAGATTTCCACACCGCCGTAGTTGAAAGCGATGGTGTTTGCAGCTGCGAACGCTTCGGAGGTGAACTGTTGGGTCTGGTAGTTTAAACCAGTCAACACTTGACCTGCCGAACGGAAGACCGCGCGAACTCGGTTGTTCATACCTTGGGCAAAAGTTTTCATAACAACCATACGGTTGATGGCTTGCATCTGAGCGAAGTCGGAGACGTCAACCCGTCCGTTGTGGATGGCTAAGTCGGTCACTCTACTGTCGGCTAACAACGCGTTAGTCATCATACGTTTGCTAGGGGCGACACTGGAGTTGCCGATTAGCTGGAAAGGCTGTGTGACGATGTCGGGGTTGTCCGTCATCTGTACGCCAAGGTCAACTTCTTTGGTGATGTAAACATCGCCATCGATGGATACTTGAGTTACGCAATCGCCATAAATAAAGCCAGGAACGGAAGGCAATACTTCGATGGTAGGTGCGGCGTGCTCGTAAAGTAACTGGGTAAAGGCTATCTGGGAAGCTGGGGTGGACATGAGGGTATCTCTCTCTCGTTATATTAGGTGTCACCTTAAGTATACCATCAGCCACTACACTTTGTAAAGTGATGTTGTCAAAAAGAAAAGCCGCTACGTGAACGGCTAGGAGGACAACAATGAACGGAGGAAAATTATTTGTAACTATTCTTGTTTAATTTCGCGGTGGTATACGCTAAGGTGGTGGCTGCTGTGGGTTTGGCCTTGTAGGCTGCCTCGGCGTCTGTGAACTGCCGTTGAAGTGTCTGCCGCATAGAGTCGCTTAAGGGTTGGCTCACGTTACCAGGAATGGTGGACTGTTCAAACATTGCGCCGATACCTGCCAACAGCTGATAAATCTCAGCTTGGTGAAGTGCTGGGTTGGTACGGAATGCTTCACCCAGCTCAGGGATACCTATTGCGCGGAAAGCTTTGCCTGCGTTGGCCAGCACCGTATCGGGGTCTGCACCGAGAACCTTCGTAAGTTTAGCCCTGCGTTCGAGCTCGGTGTTAAGGGTCTGTTCTTGGTCGGCCTTCTCAAGCTCGGCGTACACCTCTGCCTGTTTGCTTACATACGATGTTAGAATTGAGGCAAACTGCTTAGCCGTTAAACCTTCTTTGTGCGACACCTCTCGAAGGTTGTCAAGCATATCCTTGTCTAACTCAAAGTTCTCAGGTGCTGTGTAGGTGTACTCGTCTGCGGTTTTAGGACGGCCTAGTTTGGTGTAAACCTCAGCCCAATCGGGTGAGTCCACGTCATTAGGCAGGTGTATCGCGGTTGAGCTTACATTAACGCCAACGGTAGGTGCGTCATCGCGTGGGGGTGCCGAAAGGTCGAATATTTGTGGGGTTTCGTCTGACATTATTTATCTCCTAATGTTAGTGGGTCAATACCCATCTGTGTGAGTAAGTAGGTTACTACGGTGCGCTGCCCTTCTCGGAAGGCGAGGGTCTGTGGGTCTAGCCGTGCTGCCAGTGCGTTACCGTCAAACGGTGCGAGGGGCAGGTACAGCGGTTTGAAGCGTTCAAGCAATTCCTTGGCCACCTGTTTAGAGAGGCCTATCTCCTTAGCTGTTTTCCAAGTGTCGCTCATTAAAAGCTGCCCCCTAGTGCTTGTGCCTGCGCGAGGTCTTTTATACCAGCTGCGCCAGCCTGTAGGTTATTGGCTTGGGTTTCGGCTTCGGCTTGCTCTTGTTTTTGTTGTTGGATGGCATCGAACTCTTCCTTTGTTCTCATGAAGGCAGGGTTAATACCTGCTAACTCGTAAACAGCTCTGGTATACTCTAGTATGTTGATGGTGTCAAGCACCTCAGGGAAAATCTGCGACAGCGGTAGCAGAAACTGCTGCGCAACGCGGTTCATAGTATCTAGCTCAAGCTGTGAGAAGGCGCGTGCGGTGGCGGCGTTGAATCTGAACGTGTGCAGTTCACCGAACTTCTTGTGTGCCAGTTCGACTTCGGTCGACGGTGGTGCCACTGCGCCTGTCTTAATCATGTACTCGGCGACGAGTGTCATCACAGGTGATGCGATTTGGTCATACATACGCATCTGCGGAACCATCACCGCGCGCATACGTTCTTGAATCTTATCGTTAACCTCGACCTCGCGCATCTCGGCAGCCTTGTCGGAGGACGCAATCTTATCGTTAAAGAACATACGGCGCACTGCGTCACGCTCGTTCTGAATGTCCATCATAGTGTATTGTAGGTCAATGGGTGCTACGAGGTATTGTACCAGCTTGCGGATGTCGCCGCCAGCAGCCTCAAACATACCTGGGTCAATGGTGTTGGTGTTGTGTAACGTGCCCAACTGTGGGGAGCCGCCCGATATAGCGTTGGCCACTGCAAAGAACGGTGGTCTGGCCTGCATCTCGGAACCATTCTTAAAGTTGCGGTACTGGTCGTTGATGTTGCGCATGGTTGGTAGTGCGTTGCGCGCAGGCGATGACGGCACTAACTCGTTGCCGAACCACTGCCATGTGATGCCGATGTAAGGGTTGCGGTCGAAGCCGCCGATGTCAAGTATAACATCATGAGCGTCGGCTTTGTCTTTACCAGGATGCGTAATTGTTATCTGTTCTTTCGGAATGTAGTAGTACCCTCGGAAGCGTTTGCTCGTCTTAGGCATGTTCTTAGAGTCGGAGACCTTCATGAAGGGGTCATGGGGGATGACAGCATGGCAAAGGTTTACCATCTGGTCGCGATTAAACTTAGGCTCTGTCCATGCTTTAGGATACTCACCATGTGGCAGCTTTTCTGCTGGCCAGCGTTCCATAACCTCTCTTACCGAGAGTGTAAACAGGCGGAATATGGTGTTTGCTTCACCGTCTTCGTCGCGCTCGACCATCAGGTTTTGCAGCGGTACGTGACGGAAGCGTAGGTGCTTGGTTACGGGGTGTGCATCGGCAAGCATGAAGCCTGCGCCGAATACCACGGCCTCCATTAAGGCGCGCTCGAGCGATGAGTAGAAGTTTACGGAGGGGTCTATCACGTACTCGAGGCATGACTTGTTCACCAAGCTGATATACTCAAGTATGCGCGTCTTAGCGGCGTCGGATATCTGCTTGTTGCGTTGGATGTGGGTGGGTAAAAGCACGGCCGACCACTCTTGCGTGGGGTTAAACAGCGCACCAATGATAAATGACACCAGCATCTGGCTGGCTTCAACGCCTGTGCTGTCGTACAGCTCGCCGTACGCTTGGCCTGTAGGGTTGGTGAAGCCTGTGTAGTTTGCACCACCACCAAAACCAGTTGAGGGGGGTCTAAAGTAGTGCGCCAACTCGTCAAACAAGACGATGGTTTGGTCATATAGACGCTTGGCAGACTGGTATTTCTGTGTCAGTACGTCGTACGTGGTAGGTAGTTTTTGTTGCATTACATGCCAGCCTTTACTATGCGTTGCGCAAATATGCCTTGGGTTGCTGCTCGAAGTCTTAGGGTGCTGTCACGCTGGGTGATATCCGCCTGAATCTGCATCTTAATCTCCTCTTGGCGACGAATCTCCTCGAGCTGACGTGCTTCGGCGGCTTCTTTGTCACGCTGCTGCTCAGCTAGACGGTTAGCCCTTTCTTGTGCCTTACGTTGTGCTCGTCCAAAAGACATCAAGCGTCCCCTAATGTATGTGGTACCTACCCTAAGTTTACCATGTTGTTAAAAGTATTGCAAGCCTACATGTATTTGTAGTTACGTTCGGCTGGTTTATTCTGGTTTTCCATCTCGAGAACGGACTTATCATACCTGTCTAGGTACTTGTACGCTATTACCGAATACCGAAAGGCATCTGCTGCGTGGCTAGCCCAGTTGTGGTCGGCCTTGCCGTAGGTTATATCGCCAAGGTTGTCTCGTCCCTTAAGTTCTTTAGCTCCGTAGGCCTTCAAAGCGCGCAGCCCATCCTCGCACAATCGGCTGTTAATTTGAATGGTGTGCAGTTTTGTCCTCACCAGCTCGACATCGGCTTGGATTGAGATGGTCTTAGGTATCGCGTAGTGCACCATGTTGGCCACCTTAAAGTGATTGAGGCGTTGCAGGCCATTAGACTCCGTTTGTCGGGCGTCATGGGGCAGGAAGGCACAGCCGTGGCGGTACCCCATGCTGCTGCATTGCTGGATAACCTTGGTTATAGTGCTGTTTAACGACATCTGTTTCGTTTCCATGTAGTCAATATAGTTCGTCTGGCGTGTGTATTTGTTGTATTGAAAGAACCAGATGGACGTTTTCTCACCTGGGGTCTTGCCAAAGCCGCCGATATCCCACGCCGTGAAGACGGGTAGCAGTGGGTCGTGGGTTATACGTGGGCTTATTCTTTCCGATAAGGTTAACGCCTCCAACTGCTCACTATAGTACGCGCTTTCGTTGGCAGCGGTTCTGTCCATGAGAAACTCCTGTTTGAAGGTGGACAGTTTGATGTTACCAGCCCTGACCTCCTCTTGGAGTGACTCCATGGACGTTACAGGAGAGCCGTCAGCCTTATAACCGTTGAGGATGGTGCGTAGGTCGCAAAAGTAGAGTTTGCCGTCGTTACGCTCGTTCCAGAGGTCGAAGGTCTTCGTTGCGTGGTTTTCTCCGCGCCATGTGGTGAGAATCAGGGTCTGGCACTCGGGGTTGTTGCGCATCGTGGGTACGACACTGTAGGGCAGCACGTCAGGGTTGAAGTCGGGCACGCAGAACTCAGAGATGAGGAACATCTTGTAGTTCGCGCCTAATAGTGTGTCAGGGTCGGCCTGCCTAATTTTGATAAAGCTGTCTTCACCTGTTGGGACGTGCTTGACGGTTATTTGCAGGTCGGCACTGTTGACGTTGCGCACTAGGTCATGGTTGTGCTTACCACGGCCGTACTGGTCAAAGCCAGGTATGTAGCTAAGCATCGACTTACCGTTAAGGTCTTTGTTGTTGAACAGCACACGGCGTCCCATGTCGGCGGTGGGGAAGATGTACAGTGCCGTTCCTGGTTGCCCTGTGAACATCATGCGGTAGATGCAGTACAACCAGCCGATGTAGTCTTTGCCTAGCCGCCTCGCCCACGCAAGGTAGGTGTAGCGTGGGTTGTGTGTAATGAGATGCTGCCAGACTAACTGCTGGTGCTCGTAGAGTATCTCGGGATTACTTGGGAAGTTGAAGGTTTGCGAACCAGGTAAGATTAGATTATTGCTCATTTTTGACATCCACTATTGCGTCGAAGGCTGGGTTTCCGTTTTTGGCGCGCTCAGGTAGGTTGTTGAAATTGACGACGTTGATGTGTATCTCTCTGTCCCCAATTGTGAGCAGGTCAATCGGCTTGGCGGCTGGTGCCGAGAGTTTCAACTGCGCCTCTAGCATCTTGTGCATAACGCTTGCCGTAGCCAGTGGTGGCATGGGTGGCGGTGGAATATAGACATCTGGGTCGAACCTAGCTTCAATCTGCGCGGCCTTGCGCGCAGTGCGGGCTTCGAGGTAGTCTTCCATCTGACATTTGAACATGCCGTCTACAAGGTTGGTGAGCTCCATAGACTTAACCAGCGGGTCATAGCCAGCCCGCATCATTTGAAGATGCGGTGCCATGACTTCTGAGTCCTCTGGTTTATCTGGAACTATATTGCCCATCTATGGTTTGGCCTGCCCGCTTACGCCTCTCGCGGCTCTGTCTACGTGGCGTAGGTGGCACTCTTCCACAGCCTGTTCGAGCAACGCGATGATTCTGGTGTTGTGTTCGCAAGCTAAGTCTGTAGATTGCCAGCTCATAAGGTGGTCGATGCACGCAATAAACAAACCATCAACCGTAATGCCGTTTACCCCTGTCTCGCCACGTGCACCATCTTGAAATTGTATACCGAAAAGGTGGGTTTTATCGCTTGTGTAAAAGTCATACTTAGTGTTTGAGGTTTTGCGTATCTCCACCACATGGTCTGTCTTGATTATGTGTTCTGACATTACGTATCTCCTTTTACTGCTGCCCATTTGACAGCGTTGATGTCGACGGCTAACACACCGCCTGTTTGTAAACTCTTAATAATCCTTGCGACTCTGATGTCAGTAATGTCACCATCCATCTGACCTAGTAGCAGGTTGTGGTTCTCGAAGTCTAAAGCTATCGTCATGTAGACTGGTGGTTTAGGCTCTTCGGTACCAAAGTATTCTACATCCGACATTTGCCGTCCTCCACGTTAAACATTACACGTTGACCGTCCTTTGTTATGATAGCATGGCAGTGAGCCCATGACGAGTACCCCTTATTATATCCGAGGTCGTACGTGCTGGACGTACCAACTGTCATCTGCCCACCATGTATGGAAGGTGAGTGTCGGTGTCCGCTAATTGTTCGGTCAGCTTCGTTACCTGTGAGCGTGCGTGAGCCGTTGGCACCGCGGTCGCCGTGTTGGGAGAGCTCGATACCGAAAACATTCAGGCTTTTGTTGCGTCCAACGAAGGCATCCTCGGGGAAACCTGCGTACTTGACCAGATATGTTTTTAATGACGATGACGCACTGTATCGTCCCGTGGTGCGTATCTCGTCACACTTCTGAAACGCGAGCCAATGGTATAGGTGCATGTTGTGTGGGTCGGTGCGGCCTGCGCCACTTGCGAGCCACTGGTCTAGGTGGTCATGGTGGTTAGATTCGATGATGTGCACCTTGCCCTGTAGGTCTTTAAGGTGGGTTGCCAAACTCTTTAGCTCGAGCAGCAGGTCGTTCGTACCGTTCTGCACCTTGGCCATTTGCAGGAAGGGGTCTTTCATGTGGTGGTGACTGATGCTAAAGCCGTCGAAGATGTCGTGGATGACGGTGTTCTCGGTCTTAAGCGCGGTCACGGCGTTCCAGTTGGGTCGGTCTAAGCTGCGTCCGTTGTGTCCAACATGGAGGTCACCGAGAATCAAGGTGTGGATGTCGTCCAGCGGGTCATTAACCCCGCCTTCCTCTTCGTTGAGGTACAGATGGCGGAACCACATGGAACTGTTGGGTCTGTCGAGCTCGATAAGCAGCGCGGCGTTCACATGGTGGAACATTCCCAAGGAGCCCTGCTTCGTGTCGCTGTATTGTGCAACACTAATGCTCCCTGTGGTTATGGCGTACTGTGCTGGGTCTGGCAGCAGGCGTGGGATGGAGGATAAGGCTATCCTACTGTGACCAATAATAACAGAGCGTCCTTTACCGTAGCCGCCGTACCCTGATAAGGGGCGTGAGGAGGTCGCCTGTACGCGTGCGCAACCTGCCAAGACCACTCTCGGCGAAAGCTGATTGTCGACACTGGTAAAAGGGAGGTCGGCAGACCATACGGCACCGCCTGTCCCCTGCATAAGGGTAACGTTTTTGTAGCGGATTGGAACGACGAGTAGTTGAGCATTGTTTTTCTCCGCGAAATCTTGTAGTGCTTTGTAAAATGGCATGTGAATGGGTGTGTCGTTCAGGGCACTAGTGATGATGTACTTACTTTTGGTAAGGTCTACCACTGCTGTGTTAGGCAGCGCGTCGTCACCCATCTCTGGTTCGGCCTGTGCCACTGCGGCAATCTCAATGCCTGCCCTTTTAAGGCGGCGTACCAAGTTTCTCCTGTCGCAACCAAGGGCGCGCGCGGCCGCCGAGAGTGTGCCGTGTATTTCTAAGGCCTGTTGGATTTCTTCTAGTGTTTTAATTCTCATTAGTTAGTTCCCCCTAACCATTTGCAGCCGCCTTTAAGGTGTGGTACGGGGCAACGGCCGCATACGAAATCTGAACGTCCTGCTGCCACGTGTGTGGCAGTGGCTACGAAGGCGGCATTGCGGTCAAACCTATCCCAAGCTAAAGCTATATTTGCCGAGAATGTTGCGGGGTCTGCCATAACAATCTTGCCGTCCGATAGGTCGCCGATGGCAATCTGTGTAACCTTTTTACCCGCCTGACTTAAGGCAACAACATACACGTACAGCTGGTCATGATAGGCTATCTTATCGGGCGTCCACCCTTGCCCACCTGTTTTCCAGTCTAGTAGGATGAGGTCGTCCCCATCTTGGAACAGCGCGTCGTATCTGCCTGCCATTGGGATGGCTGTTGCGCTGTTAAACAACATCAACCCTTCCCGAGAGTGGCATGTCCAGCCGAGAGCGTCTATTTCGCCTCTTAGTTTGCGGAAGTTTGTGAGGTACCTGACGACCTCGGATATCCATTCGGTTTTGGTGTGGGTGTCCAAGGGATGCCTGTGTGATGTTGCGGCGTCCAAATGCTCGGCGTCTGTCACCAGATGCCCATAGTTCTTCTTGAAATGGTTTGTCCATGTGGGCTTCTTGTACACGTTGCCGTATTTGAGTCCGTAGGTTATCGTTGCTTTGATGGGCTCGATACATTCCATAGCGTGTCTGAGATAGTCGAGTGGGTCGGGTAGGTAAGGTGTGATTGCTTTGAGTATGGCTCCTAATTGGATTTTCTCATCGTCGTAAAACTCGTCTATTAGGTCGTGCACCACGATGCCTGCGGTGGCATGGTTTCTCAGTAGTGGCACGTCACCCTTTTTATTGTCAATGTACATTACCTTGTGCTGGTGGCTGCATGTTAGTGCCGAGGATATTGCGCTGTTTGAAAGTCTTCCGTCATAACCTGTTCCGTATGAAGTATTAGACATTGTCGTTGCTCCTTTTGGTGACACTTTTGGTGACACGTTGGTACACGTGAAAGCGGCGTCCTTGACTCTTGTCAATTAGTACTAGACCTTTGTCCGCGAGCCGTGCTAAATACCTTCCGATGTTGGTCATCTTGGTGTACTTCCTAACGTCCTCATAACCTAACCATCCGTCAGGCATCAGTTCAAGTATCTTCCGTTCAATCGGCGTGGGTGTTTTGTTTGTAGTGTTCATATTGTCATTATAGCTCGTATTGGGTATCTTGTCAACCCTATTGTCAACCCTATTGTCATATTCGTTCTGAAAACGCGGTCAGGATAGGCCTATTGTCATATTCGTTCCGAAAACGCGGTCACAATACCGCCATTGCCTCTAACAGTATTTTCAAAATGAAATACCCCCCCTACCCTATTAAAACAAGCGTTGCGTATAAAATAATAAACAATATACATAACATTCTGTTACAAATACAGCTATTGCCTTGTATGTATTCTATAATAGTTATATAAGGGCAAGCAAGCAAGTGGCTAGCAGCTCGACACCTTACTTATAACAGTTTACAACAACAAAGCGAGTGTACACATCAGATGATGCAAGTAACCCTATCAAGCGTAAGCCTAGAAGGCTTAGAGCTAGCAGTATATCAGCTATTGAATAACATCAACACAGAGAGCTTAGAGCATCTAGACACCCTAGACAAGGTTAAGGCAGTAGCTAACTTGTTAATAGCTACAGGTAACGCTATGGATAAACTCATTGTACTACACGAGGATAATTTTGAAGGCTAAGTTAAGGTTACACTCTCTAGGGGTTTCACTAAAACCCCTTTTCTTTAAAACAAAGGGTAACACTATGCTTATTGAAGCACTCGCTATCGCTGGCTTTGCCTGTGTAGCCTACAACATCGGCGTTAATGACGGGCTAGCCCGTGCCACAAGATTACTACAAGCGCAATCAAGCTTTGATGACATCGCTATGCTTGAAGCTGGTATTGAACTTGATAGACGTGACAATTCACGTTTACTAAAAACACTTTAGACTACCTAAGGTAACCAACCATGAGCGACCAGACTGAAAAAAACATATTCCACATATTTATGTTATTTGTGCAGATTTGGGTGTGTTTTACTTTTCTCAATGCTGCTAATTAACTAACACTACACAAGGTGAAACTATTATGAACGTAAGACTTAAAAGAATTGACAACGATGTTAACGGAAACCCTCGCTACTTAGTGCATTTTTCAGATATCGCGGGCAATTATGACGATGCTTTGAAGATTGCAAAAAAGCAACTACAGGCTAGGGCATATCGCGCTAAAGGCTACAAATGGTGTCTAGTGTTCACCTCTTATGCCCCTGTATCAGAGTTTAGGCTTGCATTCAATAAAGAAGCTGAAATTGTATACAATTGCTTTTAAAGCAGT